CCAGCATCCATTGTCATCACCTTTGTTTTCCCTTCGCTTCATTTCCATCTTCTTCTCTCTACATGGCATCTCGTCTTTCCGAACGGCTTTCCAAGGCGGTCCTTGGCTTGTGGTGGTCCCCCGGAGCTCGCAAAGCAGCTGCTACAGCTGTGAGCTACGGGGCACTGGCAAGCGCAGGGTGCGAGGAGATCAAAGAGGTCCTCCCTGGAGCTATCTCAGTTTTCCAGGAGGAGGTCAAGACCGAGGTTCCCACTCACTATGTTGAGGGGGCTCTCAAGATTGGCCTGGCTTGCGGAATAGCTTACGCCGGCTACAAGGTGGCTGGTCTTTGCTATAGACGGTGGAGGAAGTATGAAAAGGATGAGCGGGCAGCTTACATCCGGGAGACAGGACTGGCGGTTCTGAAATACATGGAGGAGGAAGCCCGGAACGAAGTTCCAGACTTCTTCTATGTTGAGCCTGTCCTCCCTGAGGAAATTATGAGTAGCGAAGAAAGGGGTCTGCTCCAACATCAAAAACACAAGAGCGTCCGCTTTCTGGCTTCAGTGACTCATAAGGTTAAGAACTATTTTGGAGGCGTCCCAAACCCCCTAGAGGCTAACTCTATGGCCGTCACCAGAATGGTTTATGAGCTTTGCAAGGAACACAATTGCCTGCCCCATCAGACTAGACATATAGTCAGTGTTGTCGTCCCATTGGTGATGACACCTGATCAATTCGACATCTCCAGTCGAGCCTTACTCAATAGTCCACAACTGGCTGAAAACAGGGCTGAGTATGGTGATTTGGTTACGATTAGTGGATGGATGGCAAATTTGATTTGCCATCCATTGGACAGGTTGGCATGGAGAAGAGCGATGGACGCGTTGGTTGGTCTGCCTGATTGGCAGGCTTTCCGGCTCGTCCGCTAGGGGTGCCTAGAGGAGCTCGCGGGTGTCTGCACAAAAGTGCGCAGAGGGGAACACCCGGATATGGTCGAGCGTCCCTCAGGTCGTCCCCTTAAGGTCCGAAGAATATTTAGAGTAGGCGGTATGGGAACCAGCACTCAATTTGGGGTACACAACAATAGTTTGCGCAATTTGCGCCGAGGGTTAATTGAACGTGTATTCTATGTGGAAAATGAGAACAAAGAGCTGGTGCCCGCTCCTAAGCCTGAACAAGGTGTGTTTCGCGAGCTAGATGGATTTCGCAAGAAGATTCACTACAGAGTCGGTATTCATTCCCGGATCTCACCAGAGAAATTCTGTGAGTTCTATACGGGCAGGAAGAGGACGATATATGAGAATGCTGTGAAGTCACTTGAAGCTCTAGCTGTGAGACGCCGAGATGCTCATCTCACCACCTTCGTTAAGGCGGAGAAGATTAACTTTACCAAGAAGCCTGATCCAGCTCCACGGGTAATCCAGCCCCGCAATGTTAGATATAATGTAGAGGTAGGAAGGTTTTTAAGGCCATTCGAACATCACCTTTACAGAGCTATCGACAATGTTTGGGGTGGACCAACTGTTATCAAGGGATACACCGTGGAGCAAATTGGAGACATTATTTACAGTGCTTGGTCTCAATTCAAAAATCCGGTTGCTATCGGATTCGATATGAAAAGATTTGACCAGCATGTGTCTGTGGAAGCATTGCAGTGGGAGCACCAAGTGTATCTTGATGCATTCTCACATGATCCTTATCTCTCTAAATTGCTGTCTTGGCAACTGGAGAATAAGGGTTGGGGTAGAGCAAGTGATGGGGCGATAAAGTACAAGGTCAACGGTTGTCGGATGAGCGGTGACATGAACACTGCTATGGGTAACTGTCTTCTCAGTTGCGCCATTGTGTACAACTTCGTCAAAGAGCATGGGTTGAAAGCTAGATTGATCAACAATGGTGATGATTGCGTCTTGATTTTAGATCGAGAATGTGCTGGGACGGTAAGGTCCAATCTTGTAAAGCACTGGCTAAAGTTCGGGTTTCAATGTGAGCTCGAGTGTGACGCAGACATCATCGAAAAAGTTGAATTTTGTCAGATGCAACCAGTCTTTGTCGATGGTAAATACATAATGGTGCGTAACCCCCTGGTTACAATGAGTAAGGATAGTTATTCCATTGGGCCCTGGAATGGAGTTGACCATGCCCGCAAATGGTGTCGAGCAGTTGGTGAATGTGGGATGGCACTCACTGGAGGAGTGCCCGTTTGCCAATCTTACTATCAGTGCTTGATTAACAACACCAGCGGAGTGGATTGTCGTCGTTTGCTCAAAGATGTCAGCTTTGCTTCAGGATTCCGTGAATTGGCTCGGCTAGGAAATCGCCGGTACATGAAGGTTTCGCAACGTAGCCGTTTCAGCTTTTATCTCGCTTTTGGGATCCTACCTGATGTTCAGGTAGTGCTGGAACGTGATTATGAGCAACATGTACTGGACTGGGGGTTCGTCCCCCAGGGAAATAGCCGAATCCCACCAATTTCATGGATGTTAGAACGACTGTAAACAATGACAACGAGAAAGCCAACAGCAGTGCAAGTTATAGGAAAGGAGGAGGATATTATAGTGGAGACGATGGGGGCGCCGGACGGGGTGGAAAGGGTTCCATCAGCAGGAAAGTGGCTAATGACGCTATCAACAATTCACGAGGGGGAACGATGGGAGCTAGTGTGTACATCGCAGACACCATTACGAATACAATCAATTTCAATTTCTGAGGTTGGTAATCGTTATGGCGCAGTATATCCTCGTGAAGGAAGTGCCCCAGGGAAATTCGGAAGTGTACCTGATTTTCCTGATAGCTTTGGTACTATTGTTGTTAACCGTGTTAGGCCAAAACGGTAACCACTACTACTCAATAAACGACTCCTCTTCAATCAAGACAAATTACGTTGGCATAAGTATAGATGGCTCGAAATAGGGGTAAAGTTAATAATACTAGAAATAGGAATGGCGGAAATGGGAGGCAGAACAAAACTACGGCTTATAAACAGCCGGTCCCTCGTGGAGTCTCTGCCCCCCTTTCAACTGGTGTGGTAATGAGGTCTTTCTCTCCAGTAGTTCGGAGCGCTGGACTAAATTACAAGGATGGTGTGGTCTGCACGCACATAGAGCGGATTTCCAACGTCGGTGTTTCGGCAACGGCGGGTGCTTACGTGAATGGAGTCATCCCAATGATTCCGTCACGTTTCCTGTGGTTATCTGCGTTGGCGTCAGCCTATTCCAAGTACAAATGGTTGGATCTTGAGATTACTTACGTACCTCAATGTCCAACCACAATTTACGGGTTACATGGTTTTGCATTCATATACGATCCCCGTGATGGACCAATTGATTCTATGACTCAATTGAGTGCTGTAGCTAACTGCTGCCAGCACCCCGTCTGGGCAGGTCATGAGGGGGCGTCTTGCCTCCACTCTGGTCGATCAAATCCTAATGCAATAACCATCAATCCTGGACATAACGCGTACGAGGATACACTACCCATCATTGAATACGAGACGTTCAATGCACTATCAGACGCCGATAAACTACTCTACTGTCGCGCTTGGTGTGTGACCGCTACCGCATCATCGAACGTGACCAGTACAGACGTAGGCGGTTTGTACTGTCGCTACAGTGTCCGGTTCTTCAATCCGGTCACTCCATCAGCGAACAACTAGCCTGTTGCTCTAATCCTCATATCCCTCAACTTCTCATTGTCCAGACAGCCGATTGGAGTCAGCGTCCTGGGATTGGCCTCCCAGATCTCGCTGGCCGGTGTATCTAAATGTCGGGTGAAAGCTGAGAGAGGTGAGGAGGGTCGGAGTAATGGAGTGGCAAGTACTCTCCCGTGAGGGGGGGGGGCGGCCGTAACTCTATCA